AAAAGATAGTGTCTAGCCGCTATGTTCTGCGCATAAGCATCTATCTCATCTGGATCACCTAGATATTCTTGATCAGCTTTGACCTTGGGATCTTTATGATGACTTCTAAATATGTTTCTATGCATGCGATATCTACGACTACGATATTGTCGTTGATGTTCATATTCAGGTATTAATGTTTCAACTAGATCAATGGTGATTTTTTCTGCTAGTTCTTCAGTGAACAGCATGGGAGTGGTCTTGGGATAGTTTAATATGAAATCAATAATGAATTGTTTTTTCTTTATTTCATCTAAGCCGGGATCATATTCTGCACCGATACTGAACTCACCTGGATCGAGTGCTCCTTTGGCTCCGCTATATAATTTAACACGCACAGGATGATGTTTGTTGAGATGTTTGCCGAGGGTCTTGACTAGGTTACGAGGAGTTATCCTGCGGCCAACAAGATGATCTGCCCATTCACTGATGTGTTGATATTCTAGTGTTGGGTTGAGATACACGGCTAACCCCCTAGCAGTTTACCAGCAGCATTAGTATTTAAACTACTGTCTTCGCCGGTGTAGGTTGGTAAATTATTAAAGTTCAGTGGTGGTATGCCATTCTGTGCCATCAAGGTTTTGTTACGTCCTTCTGCTAGGCTGGCTTTGATGCTGTCACCGTATTGACTGTTAGGCACAGACATGTTGCTGAGTAATCCACTCATCTCACTGTTGGTACCAAATTTGTGTAGACTAGTAGCAAAATTCATACTACTACCCAAGCCAGCTGGTGGAGGAGCAGTTAAATCTACACCTGCTGTTGAAAATAATGAAGTAGCTTTACTGGTACTGGCTTCTAGTGCGGCAATAGTATCCACTGTTACACCACCACTGAGGATATTTGTAAATGCTGGCCCACCTGCTACGCTCTGAGCAAAGTCAGTGATACTAGGCAATCCGCCTGGTCCTAAATTAGGACTAAGTGCGCTACTTAAACTAGCACCCGTCATACTATTAAGTACACCGCTCTGACCGCCTATTAGACTGCTTAGACTTGGTGCAGCTGAATCTAAGCTAGGTACACTGGGTACTGATATCTTACTCAGCATCGAACTAGCTGATCCCATGTTAGGGAAACTAGCACCCATGTCACCAAATTTGCCAGCAATGTCTGCAGGACCAGCTGTTAGTCCTTTAAGGTCGTTGGGATTTGCTGTCTTGGTAAAATCTCCAAGATCTTTTAGACTTTGAATACCGCCAGCGTTACCTACGTCAGGTGCTAGATCTGCGCCAATCACCATATTAAGCCCCTCCTAGCAGTTTGCCTGCCGAATTGTTATACAAGCTACCGTCAGACCCTGTATAACTTGGCAATCCACCAAATGGATCTTGACCAAATTGGTCAGCAACTGTGTTCAATACTACAGGATCTTTAATGCCGCCTGTGACCTGTGCTATCTTATCTGCATATACTGGATCTTCCAAATTGTTTAGGTCAACGCCTGCAGATTTTAGTTTAGCATTTACCCCTGAAGCATTGCCTAGTTTATTAGCATTCAATGCCTGTACCAAGCCAGTCGGAGATCCAATATTTTTAGGATTAATACCATCAAACATACTACCGCCCGATGACAGTGCCGCACTTGCAGCTGATAAACTGCCAAATTTGCTGGTCAAGCCTTGATCTAACATACTGCTCATGTTAGTGATACCTGATCCAAAATCACCAAATTTACTGCTGGATATAAAATTAGTTGTATTTTGTAAATCTGTAGCATCACCAATATGTGATTTAGCCTGATTTAAAAATGACCCAAATGCCGCATGATTACCACCAGGCAAGATTTTACCTTGTAAGGTTGTTAGATTACTTAATGCTGTAGCCGCTTGAACATTAGCTGGATAATCACCGCTGGCTGCTTTGGCCGCCAATGCTGTCATGACATTTTGTACATCAGGTGCTAGTTGTAGTGCTGAACCTTGATTAATACCAACCATGGCAGTGATAGTACTAGGTGTAAGGCTAGCACTAGGTGTGGCCAGAGCTAGCTTGAGGTTTTCGGCTATTACTGACCCGGCCTTGGCTGTTACTATCTTATCGGCTGTGGTTTGGTCACCCATCTTTATTACCCTATGTTATGATCTTGCCTTTTGGCGGTACATCGATACCTGTCGTAGTTTTGACATAATGTGCTTCTACATCTTTAAGAGTAGGTGCTGACATCATGACGTGACGTTTATCAATGCTTATATTCTTATTTAACTCGCTTGTAAATAAACTTTGGATCAACCCAATGCCCTGTTGACTTGGCATGACTGTACAAGGTTTGCTTACTACAAACGCTTGATCGTTATCTTCTACGATCTTTGCTACAATTTCATCACCGTTGGTTAATTTAAAGGTGATAGTGTCGTCTTTATCATACTTACTGGTTACTAACATTTGACTCTCCTAGTCGTTGATTGATTTCTTCATCTGATAATTTTACTAAACCCTGATAGCCACCTTCTACAAACAGTGTTTCTCCTAGATAAAGTTGTGGAACTGTACGATGACCTTGACCTACTAAAAATTCGCGTGCTGTAGTGTCTTTGTCTACGTTTACTTCTTCAAAAGCAATATTTTTGCTTTTTAATAAATGTTTTGCCTGACTACAATATTGGCAAGTTGTTCTAGTGTACATGATTAACATCTTCTTTCCTATAATGCTGGTAAATCATCATACTCGACGCTGTCACCCATGACACCAATGACATAGTTGGTTGATTCATTTTCTTGTAGAGCTGTTTGTTTCTTGCTGGTATCGCTGTGTTTATTGAACCATGGTATAGGTGTGGTCTTAGGTGCTGGGTTAGTATACTTGATACCAATTTCTTTAAGTGCTCCTACTGCTGTGTAGTCTACAAACTCTTTTAAGATAGCAGCGTTGAGTCCAATCACTGGACCTAGTTTAAACAAATAGTCTGCCCAGGCTTTTTCTTCATTGATGACATCAAGATACATAGAGTAGACTTCAGCTTCACATTCTGCTTTGACGTCTGCAAAGCGTGGATCTTCTTTGACCACTTGATTGATCAAGAAAGCCGTCCACTCTTTATGTAGCAATTCGTCTTGTAAGATCAAGCTGATGATATTGCCATTGCCGATAAAGATCTTGTTCTCCACCATGGCAAGACTTGTGGCAAATGATACCATAAAGCGGAATGCTTCTAAGCCATAACTTGCATGTAGAGCAAGCCATATGGCTTTGATATGATCACGTTCATCTATCTTATTGCCCATTTCTTTACGGCAGTTGATCACATGTAATTTATCATAATAGTTGCCAATGGTACTAGCCATGCCTACGATTTCTTCAGTGTCATGGATTGTATTAAACACATCTTTAGGCACATTATAAATGTTACGTATGATGTGACTATAACTCTTGCTATGGATATTAGTTTCAAAGAAACTCCAGTTACTGATAAGTGCTTCTAGTTCTGGTAGACTTACTACTGGTCCAAATACCTGATTAGGCGCACGGCCTTGTAGGCTATCCAATGCAGTCTGACGCAGTAGGTTGCTGGTAAAGATATGTTTGACAGCATCACTAGCATCTTTGAAATCTTGTGAATCTTTAGTTAGGCTGACTTCTTCTGGTTGCCAAAAGAATCCTCTAGCGGTGGCTTCAAAGTTAGCAATCTTGTTATATTTCACTTCTTCAAAGCGTTGGATGGTCACAGGCCCTGCTGGATCTAGGAACATCTTACGTTGTAGATAGTTAGTCTTTGTTGATAAATTATATTGTTCTTTACTCATAGTTTACATGCCTCGCAGGATTCTTCGTCTTGTTCGTCTGGTTGTGCTGCTAATGTTGGTGCAATTTCCGCATCTGCCTTTGCACCTTGCTTGTTGATCAAGCTGTAGTAGAATGTCTTGATACCCCATGCATGTGCCTGCATCAAGTTTTTAGCGATCATTGTGCTCGGAACTTTACGATCTGGCCAATGTGCTGGATTGTAGAAAGTATTTGTGCTAATACTTTGATCTACGTAAGCTGCCAATACCGCCGCAGTTTTTAAATATGCATCGCAATCAGTTTGTTCCCACATCATTTGATATTTATTTTTTAATTTATTATACTCTGGAACTACCTGTATAAACGAGCCTGCTTTTGATTCTTTAACTGAGATCAAACTCATGGGCATTTCAATACCGTTGGTTGAGTTAATAACCACACTGGAACTTTCTACGGGAGCGATAGCCATAAGTGTAGCATTACGCACACCATAACTACGCATGTCACTGCGTAATTGTTCCCAATCTAGTTCGCGTGTTGGAGTAAAGTCTGCAAGTTTGTTAACTGCTTTGGCACGGTTTTCCCATGGAAAATGACCTTTGCCATAACGTGTGTGTTCACTGTGTAAACATGCACCACGTTCTTTAGCCAGCTCAACCGTGGCTTCTGTTAAGTAGAATG